CACCACAATCAGTGGTGCGTGGACAACGGTTATCCGGTTAAGAACTACAAGCCTCAAGCAGGAAGGCCCAAGCGCCAAGCTTCAAGCCTCAAGCACCAAGGTTCTCCAGCGTCAAGCCTACATCGTCAAATTTTTCCGCAATAGATTCAAGATCTAAGCGCCAAGCTTCAAGCTTCAAGCTCGAAGCTGCAAGCTTCTCGATCAATGAACCAGGGACCAAGTGAAAATGTTTCTCGGATCCCGGACCAAGGGTCTGGATGCAGATAAAGGTATTCTTAGGATGGTTGTAATGCCACGATATTTGGTGCGGACTCAGACGGACCTTGTCACCTTTTGCTATCTTAAATTCCACAGTAAAGAATTGATGTTTTTTGTTGTAACACAATGCATCCGGCATACCTTGAACAGATAAATTCTCTACTCTATTATAGATAATATTAGGTGTAGCCTTGCGTACAGTTTGGTATAATTTAGCCTCTGGACCCATTACTTTTTAGGAGTAACAGTTGTATCCTTTTTAGGCTCAACAGCAGGTAAAGAACTTAACATAGTTATAAGAGGATGTACTTGCTCCCAAGGCTGTGCTTTTAAATATCCTATCAATGCTGACAGTTGTTGTGTGCTTATTTGTTTCATTTTTCTCCTTTGTTTGTTAATAATTTCCTTTTAATTTCTCATCTATTTTTAATAGCTGTTCATCTTGTGTCTTAACTACAAGTTTAATATCATGCTCACCTATAATACGGCTCTCATGTACTTCCATCCTTCTTATCTCTTCTAAATATCCATTCTTCTCAACATAGATCTTTGCGTTGGTTATGGCATTTCCTTTTTTACTTGTGAAATTTTCTAAAAATTCCTGTAAATTCTTAACATACATTATAGACCACCCTTGTTTCTAAATTGATTCAATTGGTCATCAATTTGTCTAGCAAGTATCTTATTATCTTTTTTTAACTCTGCTATAAGAATTTTGTATTGTTCGTTTACAACCTCTAAATTTTGTAGTTTACCTAAGGCCATTTTTAAATCATAAATCTGTTGCTTATCACTATCATGCCAAGACTTGTGTCCATCAATGACATCTTTTAATTCATCAATTTTTAAATTTGCTTGCTCTAACAACAAGGTTAAATCTAAAGATCCTCTGTCTTCTTTCGTGCTTATCATACTTGACAATATATGATTGTTACCCTAAAATGTCAAGCATGCACAAAATAGGATTAATAAACGCTTTAAACGATAAATACGAAGCAGAAATATCTGCAGCTCATGCAACTATAAATATATACTTAAACAGCTCGGTAGGTATAGGCGAACATCCCCAACACATAAGTGAAATAGATAAACAGCTGCAAAAGATAGTAGATGCAGAAGAGAAATTAAATATTCTAGAAGATTTCGAAGGAGAATAATGGGAGTACCCAAAAGGTTAACAGAAATGCAACAACGGTTTGCAGAGTTAGTAGTATTTGGTGGACCTGATGGTCCTGTCACACAGACAGAAGCAGCTAAGATAGCAGGCTACTCAGAGAAAAGATGTAGACAAGAAGGGTCTGAATTACTTAACCCTAAACTAAGTCCGTTGGTTGTTCAATACGTATCTAAATTAAAAGAAGAGCGTATGAAAAAATACGAAGTTAATTACGAAAACCACATAACAGAATTAGCAAGAATTAAAGAGGCTGCTTTGAAGAAGGGTTCTTTCTCATCTGCTGTAAATGCTGAAACAAACAGAGGCAAGGCAGCAGGATTATACATAGATAGAAAAATAATAAAAACAGGTAAATTAGAAGAGATGTCATTGGAACAATTAGAAGCAAAGATGAAAAAAATATTAGAGGATTATTCACAAATTATTGACGTAACCCCTGAAGTAAAAGAGATAGAAGAATCATAGTTTTTTACGTTTCTTTTTTTTAGATTTTTTATCATAGTCCTCATATTCTTTAATTAGTCTCTCCGATGGGTGATAAACATCTACATGAGTATGACACTTTGGACAAGATAGATTTGTAACCATATCATAATCTTCATCGTCTTCCATATCATGGTCGCCACCCCATATTAATTCTGTTCCGCAATGCCAACAATTCATAGTATCTTCCCTTTATTTTTACCTTGTTTAAGTTTGTATCTTTGAGTGCCATTAGCACCAATTTCTACTTCTTTACGTAAAAATTTAAACATACTAATTTGTTTAGCTTCTTCAAACTTCTCTTGAATATAGTTTAAGATTTTGCCTTTGTTTAATTTTTCACGTGTACTCATAATAATATCTTTTCTAATTTAACAACACATCCCATTGGATAAACGTTTCTATCTCCAAACAACTCATCATCAACATCATGGCTAGCAAATGTACGAAGTAGTTTTTTATCTTTACTATAAACATAAGCTTGTGACACCATTCGACTAGGCATAAACTTATCAAACTCAGATTTTGTTGCCCAACCGCTGTCACCACAGATATCTAACCACGTAATTTTATAGAAGTAATATATCTTCTTATTAATAAACGTGTGTTTGTATTTTGATTTTTTTCTAATTTTCATATCTATATAGGGATTATACAGACAAATATGGTTTTCTTAAACACCAAAATGTCTCTTGATAGGCCTTTCTGTATATACTCTAAAAGTGTTGGTATTACTTGTTTAAGACACTTTTGCCATTCTATGTTTTTATATAATGTCACTATATTTGCTTTAAAACTGTTGCTATTAAACATTAATTTCTATTTTTGCCATTATGACACTATATTTACAAATAAATTTTTTTTTCTTAAACATAATTGTCTGTGTAATCCCTATATGTCAACCATACATCTTATTTATGCCACAATTAAGTCTTAATTTTGCCTTGTTCAAACTCTTTTAGCAAATCTATGGTGTCTATCTTTGTTTTTTCTTTAAAATTATTTTTAAGTTCAAAGTATTGATCTAGTCTTTTAAGAAATTTATGTTTCCAAGACCGCAGTTGCAACCCCTCTATTTTAAACTCTTGATAATATAAATCTGGTGTACATATCATAATCACGCCTTGTTGTATCTTACTGCCATGTACATGATCGTGAGCCATAGCATAAGCTGCTATTTGCATAAAGTAGTCCTCTATCCAATCTATACGTTTTGGCCTATTTGACTGTTTAAAATCTATTATAGATTCTTGATTGTTATGTAGGCCAACTAAATCTGTAGATCCTGCATACAAACCTGGATAATAAAGTGTAACCTCAGACCCAAAATATCCATCAACAGGAGCTAGGCCTATGTCTATGACCTTCTGAGCCATAGTTTTAGACAACTGTCCCATCTCTGTTAAATCCTCATAACCTGTGCCTAATACATAATTTTCCAAATATTTGTGCATACTGGTTCCACGTTTAGCTGATGTAGTTTTAATACGCTCTGCTTCATCCTTACCAACCTTTGCTTGCCACTTGTATAAGAACGATAGGTCCTTTGTTTGTCCAAGGACCGTGGTCACTGATGGAAGTCTATTGCCATCAACATCATAGGTCCGTGGTCCATGATTATTGATCTGCTCGTATTTACCATAGGAGTATTTATCTAACTTCTTAATCATAGTACGCTTCGCCCACTTGCTTTAAGTTATATTTATTAGCTAGGTTAATAGCTAATCCAAACTTACCTTTTTCTCTACACTTCTTAATTAAATATTTAAGTCTAAAAGTAAACATTGTTTTTTTCATTTGTTCGTAATCGATTGAAGGTTGAGTTAACATATCTCTAAGTTCCTTATCAAAGGCTATTTTCTCTTTGTTGTTTTTAAACGGTTTAATTGTCATTTTTTATCTCCTTTCAGTTTATCGTACGCATGTTTTTTTATATCTTTCTTTGTTTTCATAATAGTCAACGCATCTATACCATTGTAAGCTTTGATAGCAGGACTTTGTGATACTGCTGCACCACCTATACTAGACAGCAACAGTAATTCACTGCAGCTTGTTGTCAGTATCAGTATCAGTAGGCATATCCACTTCATCTATCTCTCCCTTTGATTCACACATCGTGCATTGTGCCACAATTTCTTTAGGAATACCAACATCTTCATTAGGTATTTTAACATAACCATTACCCATACATCTAGGACAGATCATCTTCCTCCTTTTTATTTTTATAAAATAATTCTAAAAATTTGTAATAGGCTTTGCCACCATCGTAATCATCTTTTTCTTTTTTATTTTTTAACTCCTCTGTGTTAGCAGCGTTTAACATATCATTAGGAAGAGGAACACCGGCGTTTGCGTACTCCTCTCTAATCGTCATAGGCTTTAGTTTTTTCTCACTATTCATTTGACTTAAGCTCTTTTGTTTCACTATAAAACCTTTCTGTATTTTGTATTATTCTTTTTTCTCTTTCTAGTAACGATTGTAGTATTTTTTCTCTTACATACTCTGGTGATCTTCCTGCCATTTGGCATACTTTTTTAAAATCACCACCAGAACGTTTAATCCAACTAATGGCTTTTAAAGCCTCTGGAAAATCATTACCCTGGAAAGCATCTTCTACTGCCTTAGATAAAACAGAGATCCAAAGTTGATGCTCTGGCTCTTTGTTTCGCTCTAAATAAATAGAGCTATTTGCTATTGGATCCCTTGATTTTGCCATTTAGTTTTTTCTCTTTCTCTTTTGCTATTACTTCTATTGTTTTGCTTATTGATAATTCAGTATCAGGTAATAAAACCTTAGATATCTTTATCAAAGTATTGTATGTTGCGTGTTGCAACGAAACGTTTCTATATTTAGTTATATCAGTCATTTTCTTTCCTTTTGTTTATGCTGTAATTATAGAGCGTTTAATAGGATTGTCAATGATAAAATTTATTTTAATAGTAAAAATATGTAGTCTTATGTATATGGACTGTATGCATGAATTTAATAGTAATGTTGTTTTTAATAACTACTATGAATGCGTTACAGCAGGCCATATTCGCTCTGTAACTACGTTAAATAATATGGGTGAAGATTTTGTTAACAGGGCTAAAATAGTAATAAAATTTTCTTGTGAAGAATCAACCGGCAGTTGACATTGTGGCTAAATTAAGTTAGCTTATTTTAATTTCTCACCTAAAAAACCCTGTCCTTTTTTCCCTTATAGGATAGGTGTATACAAAGTATACTTTAACGTAAGTTCCTCATTTTTTTTAATTTCTTTTATAGTTTTTAAATGCCACTCATCTTCTAAATCTAATTTTTTACAATTTGGTTTATCAGAATGATTTATAAATCCACCTAACGGAGTTCTTATTATAAGATCTCCATAAGAAAAATGTATCATACCAAGATCCGTGTTCTTAGGTATAGTCTGTGTTGCAAACAAACCTAAGCCATCAATAGAGCTTGGTTTAATAGTAAGTGATTCTGGTAATGGTCTGTAATTCATCCTGGTTCATTTCCTTGGCAAACATAGCCTACAACTTTTTTATCTTTATATATGTGGTACTCAATAGAAGAGAATAATTTTTTTCTGTGGTTTTGTTCAATTTTTACGTTGCTGTTAAACCAATTACCACAATCTTGATGTATTTCAAAAGTATCTAATTTAATCTCTCCTTCTACAAGAAACATTAAACTTATAATAATAGGTTTCATTAATGGCCTTGGCCACGATTTTTTTTAGGTTTAGATCTTCTAGGTCCCCATTTTTTTCTTATACAACCTGTTCTTCTTTTGTGAGTTCTTTTATAATAATTAGTTTCGCCGTATAAAGCTTTTTTCTTAGCCATGCTCTTCTTCAGTTAATTTCATTATAGATTTTTTATCTACTTTCATATATTTTATTACACCATTTACTTTTTGTTCTACATCTTCACCACAATTAATGCATCTATAAATATTATTATCAATGTTAACTAACATTGTTTTTTCTGTGCATTCC